ATGAGTAAACAATATCCATCAAGATATGATTATGGGTCGAAGACTATAAGGCATAAGAATAAAAACATAAGAACTTCTATAAATACTTCATTTATGGATAATTTTGGAGATAGAGTCCAGGAAGGTAATTACAATGTTGGTGAGGTAAAATCATTTATTGAGCATAGGCCAGATACTATATCTAATATATTTTATAGCACTACCTCTTTTTGGTGGTATGTTATGATGTATAATAATATAAATGATCCTTTCGAGAGACTTAACCCATCAGATAATATTCTAATACCTACCATAAATGACATTTTCTAACAGAGCAGTTCAGGCAGCTAGTGTATTGATTTCTAGCAATTTAGACTCCATAGAAACTTTTCTTTCAGGTGGTGAGGTGGATGAGGATGTTGTATTCGTAGGAACAGAAAATTCTAATTTAATAAATTTAGAGCATTCTGTAGATAGTAAATCTTTCCTATTTAAATTACAATTTGTTGATTCTGGTGGGGATGCTATACAAAAATTATTTCCTTTAAGTCTTCCTACAATACTAAGGAAAAGAGAGGAGGATACTCCTGAAGGTTTGTTTTACATAACATACGGAATGGGGGCAGATAGAACGCATTGGTGTGGTCCTATTACTTTATTCATAACGGGGGCCACTTATGATGTTAAGCCTACTGGGCTTGATATTACCACATTAGAGTTTTCACCTTCCCAATTTTTAGCTTCTAGAAAGGATTATAAAAGAAAAAAAAAGAAGTTATTCGGGGACTCCAAAAGTCCATTACCGCAGGAGATTGATGATGCATCAGAAAGTATTACTATGGCAAAATTTGTTGAAGTTAATATAGGAACTCACGACGGTAAACATTTTACTGACAAAATACTTACTCCTGAAAATTTAGTTGGTGCAATATCCGAATTAGTAAGAGGTACATCACAGGCGTTCACTAATTTACAAACTATAGTTTCATTACCTAAAAAGGAAATGACGGAGTACCTTGATTCTTGGATACCTGATCGTATTAAGAAATCTGATGATGATAAGTTTATGTATCTTACTAATTCACCCATTCTGGGGGATGGAATATCACCAGACGGAGCAACAACTTATATGTATCAATCAGATGATGGTACAGTTCTTGTAGATTACAAAGAGGGTTTTAGTACTATGAATATTAGAGAGCATCTAAAAGAATTAGGAATAGAATATCTATACAAAAAGCAAGAAAAAAGAAAATCTAAGATTAATCAAGAGAAACGAAAACAAGAAAAGCTAGATGAGGATTATAGTCTCTTACCCATATCCGCTCGTCCTTCCAGTAACGAATCCCTCTCGGAACGGGGTGGTCCCGTTTTGGGACCAGGAGGAGATCTTCCAGACGACTGGGGAGCCCCTGTAGAAGAATATATTGCCCCCCCAGATAGATTATTAAATGATCTTTATATTGAAGATATTTTTATAACTTTTGATGAGCTTTATAAAACAGGAAAAAGAAACTTTGTATTAGGGGGAATAGGTAGATTATTTTCTGCTATCAGACGGAGGGGTGGGGCACAAATAGAATTAATTAGAGATATTGAGACTAATACTGATATATTAAGAGTATGGAAAGAGGAGGGGCTTATAAAATTTGTAGCCCCAACTATGCTTATCGGAGATAAAGTTACTATAAACGAAGATTTTTATGGAGATATACCAAAAAGCGACAATGCGGGTAGGGCTTCTGGGTCTGCCAAAAAACTATCCCCTTCAGCAAAAAAGAAAGTACAGGCTATAGTAAATAAGAATAGCACGGTAGAAGATGATTATGCTTTAGAGGAGGAGGGTAAGGAGCTTGAAATAAGCCATATTTTTGAATCAGGAAAAGACATATTATCCTTTAAAGGGCAAGCTAATATTCCAGCCCTAGCGTTTTTGGCACCCGATATTCAGTTTTTAAATAATACAAAATTAACTCGACAAGAAATTGTAGACTATTTAGAAAACAAACTTTCTGATATTTTAGAGAGAGATCCTTTTGAGTCTAATACGGCTGATAGATTAGAGTATCATAATATGGCTAAATTAGCAGAGACAATATATGATGATTATTTTACAAAAGAGGATAGCCTTTCAGAACTTAATATTAGGGCGGCTTCTGATTTAGGTGGATTATTAAGCTTTGCTCATATGTATACTCAATTACTGATTAAGGGTGGCATATTTGCTAAAATACAATCTACTCCTAAATTTGAATACTCTACTGGGTATGATCTAACTAGAACTGTTGGGGTTAAACTAAGAAAAAACCCTTCCTTGTATGATAAATTATCAATATCTAATTACAATAGCTATTGGTCTGGTTATTATAGGATACTAGGATTTTCTCATAAGATATCCAATGATTTTGCTCAGAGTACCTTTGAGATACAAAGAATTTATTTTGGGGACGATGTAACTAAATCCTCTCTAGAGGACGATGTAACTTTTGATGCTAAACCAAAAGATGTAACTTCCCCTCCAGCCAGAATGAAAGATCTTCCTACGATGCCAAAAGTTCAAGAGGCTTGGTATGGTAAAGGATGGAATGATTAAATGACTCAAACCAAATTTGCAACAGTAACAAAAACAGTTGATCTCTCTAAAAAAGGTATTTTCCAAGCTCAGTTGGATTATAACAAAGAGAGTATTCAAGTTATTTATGTTACTCCCTTTGCGTCCCACCCTATAAATTCTAATTACTATAGGTATACTGGATTTACAGCCATACCAACTCTTGGAACTAGAATACTAGTTAATAAGTTTGAGGAAGGAAATTACTGGTACTATGCAGGTTCCCCGACATATAAGGAAGGGGAGAGTTTTTTAAATGTCCCTGGGGGAACTGCTGGTGGTAGTGTCATAGCAAATCTTTTTGAGAGGGTTTTATTAAGTAGTAGGTTAGACAAACTTATTAGCTCCCCAGAGAACTTTGGTGTGTATTCACATAATATGTTTCCAGAGAAGTATGGCTTACAAAGTCCAGAGGGTGGGCAAGTAGTCATAAGTGATTCCCATAATAGAAAAGAACGAGACTTATTTACTGCATTAATCAGCAAGACCCAAAAGAAGATAGGTGGGTACGATTCTGAAGGAACCATGCTAATGAAGAATGAGCATGGAGACGGTATCCAAATAACCTCAGAGTATTACAAGGGAGTTCATGGGGTTAGAAGTACCAGAATGGAATGCGATGGTAATCTAGTTAACAAAAGCCATAATGGGGAGATGTTACATAAAGTATGCTCTGGGGGAAGGAGACTCCAAATAGTTAATGAGGCTGAAAAAGATTATAATAAAGGTAATGTGTCCACAGATAATGATGTTGGATCAGTTAATATCCTTAGTAAGCATAATGATGTTACCATAAAAGTTACTGAGAAAAGGGTAGATGAGGGAAGGAGGATATTTATAGACGCTAGTGAATCTACTGGCCTAATATCCATAAAAGCTGGTGGTAATGGAGTAGAAATTTTCAGTGCGGGACCCATAGATATTAATACCACTGGAGATTTCAACGTAAATGCTGGTGGGAACATAAATATGAAGGGTAATAATATTCATTTAAACCCCAATTTCGATTTCGGTAAGACACAACCTACCAAAGATAATCAAGAGGAAGCAAAGGATTCTATATAATGGGAATAAATTATAATCCAAACATGTTGAACGATCCCCTAGGGGGAATCGCTATGGAGTATGGAGTCCCTAGTTGTATGGTAGATCTAGCTAAAAATGTTCTATCTCTACTTCCTGGGGATGTTTTAGGTGGTGTATCAAGAGGGATAGCGGAGGGCGAGAATGCTGCTAGAAATGCTATGGCTTCTATATTTGAGGATATTCATGATGCTATAGGCATATTAGAGTACGACTCACAGACGGGCAAGCTTAGTTTATTTGGCGACTCATCTAGACATGGTGCAGACAGTACATTGGGGGATTCTTTAGGGGAGCTTGGAGAACTTATTGGGTTTGTAGCGGGTGCTGCTGGTGCCATTTATCAGGCTGGTCAGGATATAATGGATCAGATAGAAGCTATAGAAAACTGTTTGCAGGATTTTCATGACTGGATGGATCGTAGTGAAAATAAAGGAAAATTTCAAGATGCCAATACCGCTCAACAGCAAATTGCTGGTAGTATAGGCCAGTTTAACATTTATAAATCTCAAGCATCCGCAGCTAAAGACTTCCTAGATAGAGCAGCAATTACACAGGGAGCAATCGCTGAAATTTTTGCGGAAAGAGTACAGAATCCTGACCTCATTCCTGTATTTACAGAAGGAGATCCTCCTGTTGCACCTGAACAGCCTATATTCAGGTTAGATTTCGGTCCACCTAAGGCCAAGAGGGGACAATACCTTTTATCTGTTGATGGTCTTTACTATGATTCACAGGAAAGAGACTACGCTGGGGGATCTGAAGTACCAACAACAGATGATTTAGAGTTTGTACCCGCACAAGATAGATGGATGTTAGATCATACCCCTAATTTAGGTGGAAGGGGAACTTCTTATTCAATTAAACAACTGAATTCTTATGTGGATACCCTTTTTGACCTAGATGTTATTGATGATTCAACATCTTTACAGAATTACTATGACGCTGATCACTTTTTACAAGTTCTTAAGACTCACAGGAACCAAGCGGTTGATTTTGTTAATAAGAATATAGTAACAATACTAAATTCTGGCTACAAGAAAGATTCTGCTATCTATGTAAACTATGTTCAGCAATTAAAATCAGAGAACAGTTTATTTCTTAATAAAATTAATAAAAGAAAGAAGCAGATTGAAGTAGCAGTTAAAGCTCCCGATCTATTTGGTTCCTCTGATGTATTTTCCGTAGGAAATGTACCTATTAATGATTTTTCATATCTAAGTTCTATTAACTTGGATGTGGGGATGGACAAGCAAAGAAATTTGGTGTTTGATCATGGTGAAGTTAGTGGTGTTGTCCTTCCTATTAAGCCATTATTCGCTAGATCAGATGGATCTATGCAGAAAGTCGTACTTACTCCATTGGAGGTGGCAGAGCAGGGAGTTGCAAGTCTATTAGACGGAGAAGAGGTGTCTGAGACTCCATATGTACTTTCTTTAGTAAGTAATATTACTACAGATAATTTAATAGCTGTGTATAACTTTGCAGATGTTAATATACAAGTTCCAGCCTCAACTACTTACAATACTTTAAATTGTACTGCGAAAGGAACAGAGAATAGAGCGCAAACTGTATCTACTAACCCAAATTACTTATTCCAGAAGGGATTAGCTATTCCATACCTAACGGGAGTATCTAGATTAACTAAAGAAAACGCTTATTACGAATTTGATGGGGAAGATTATGATACTTATCCTTATTTAGTGGGGGATGCGGGTAATTATGTGAAATTACCTGATACTCAAGACTATCAAAACCTTTTCTATAATAACTTAGGATGTTCCATAGATGTGTGGACCTATATCCCAGGATTATTCCAGGAAGAGGGTGGTTGGTGGGAACATCCTTTTTCTACAAGTGCATGGGACTTTAATTTTAGCTCTACCGAAGGTAAGTGGTGTGATGCACATTATTACAGAGTTCTTTTAGGATGTGAGAATACTGGAGGTACGATGACCCCAGTAAACCAGTCTCAAGTCTTTGTTGATAGATCTTCTGAAACTGTGCGAGGGATGCTTATGGGCTTTAGTAGAGAGCCTAGAATGTATTATGATGGAAGTGCTGTACTTCCTGGTTCAACTGATCTTAATCCAAGAGAGTTCTTTGGATGGTCTTTAAGTGGTGTAGTTGGACCTAATACTTTTAGCTTCGATAAGGATAGTGCGGGGGTGTGGGTTGTTTCTGGTGATAGTATTAATGCTATTCCTGCTGCTGTTCGTCAAGCTAGTGGAACATTTCAGATTAGCAATGACGCCGATAAAACTATTGAGTACACTATTACGGACGCTGGAGATGGTTATCCACCTAGTTCTCATGATGCTTGCTGCATATTGTGGACATCTGGTGAGCGTACAGGCACTGACGGAATAGCCTTTCCTCCTGTTGTCCATAGCGGAACATTAGGAATATCTTACTTTGATACTGTACTGAAGAATAGAAAATTAGAGATAGGAGCAGGTTCCAGCGTGTTCTTTATAGCCCCAACTCAGTCTTATATAAGTCCGAGGGGTAGTAACGATACTTCAAGTACTGTTGGGTTTGTTAGAGACTCATTATGTCCTGTAGATGATGAGCCCATAATGAGATTTATGGTATCAACTAAGGAGATAGTGGAGGGGGTAGCTTTAAGTTCTATATCAACTAATTTTGTTAATTTACAGATTACATTTGATGTAGAAAACGATTTAATTACTTTATATGTGAATGGAGTTAAGTTTAAGACTCAAAGTATATCTTCTACCTTCGGAACCAATCCTAAGGAAGCTCCTCAAGTACCTTCCTTTATGATACCAAAAACTTATAGTACAAGTAGTTTCTACTACTCTAAAGGTACTATAAACCAGACATCTTCCACATCCCTGTTTGATAATGGACCTGATAATTATGGATTCTTTACTCCTTGGATTGTTGGGGGTGGGTGGACAGATGGGAGACCTGTGAATTTAGCAACTTCCTCAGGGGGATTCTTAGACCCTGGTGCAGGTATGATTAGTTCTTATAATGGGTATGTAGGAAGTTTAAAATTCTATAGTAAACCTCTAAATAAAACTGAGGTGATTACTAATTACAATGCTCAAAGAGTATTTTTTGAGAATATAGATGTTTAATTATGGTTCTTTACGGAAAAATAGCAAGTAACTTAGCAAGAAAAGAGGTTATAGAAGCCCCTAAGGAGAAGTTAGTTGGGCTTACTTGGCCCACAGGACTTAATCCTAAAGCACCTTACTTTACTAAAAACTCTAGTTTAGCGTTAATTCGTAGCCAAGTTATCCAGTTCCTTAGGACTTCTAAAGGGGAACGAGTAATGCTTCCAAATTTTGGAGCATCTTTAAAAGATTTTATATTTGAACCTCTTTCCAGAGACATGGCTAGTGTTATGGCTACTAGTATCATTGATGGGATAGCTTTATATGCCCCAAATATAGTTATTAGACGAATAAGATTCTTTCAAAGTGATAATTTAACAGGATTTGGTCTTCCTGGGATTAAAGTTGAGATGGATATATCTCCACGTAACAATACAGAAATTATAAATATAAAGGTTAACATATGAGCGACCCATTTTCAAGCCAGCCTGTACCGTTTACTGATGTAGGTTCAGATTTTTTAAAGCTGGTTAATATACCAGACTCTATCAAAGATAATTATATAGATTATGAAGCTACTGATTTTGCTAGTATGCGTCAAGGTATTATAAATTATATTCAAGCTGTATATCCATTAGATTACAATAACTTCGCAGAATCGGATCTAGGCATGATGCTTATAGAGGTAGTTGCTTATATGGGAGCAGTATTATCCCTAAAAGCTGATATGTTAGCTAATGAAAATTTTATTTCTACTGCGAAAGATCGAGATAGTGTGAGGAAGTTATTTGAATTAGTGGGTGTTTCCATGAAAGGGCCTACTTCTGCTCAGGCTACTGCGGATATATCTGTAAATGGTGTTGATGAGTTGGTAGCAGATTTAACACTATCCCCATCAGAAAGAGTATTTACGGTGGTTTCTCCCGAGGATGGGGAGTCTTCTACATATACTTTGTACAAAATATCAAATGGTCAGATAGGAGACCCAGAAAGTAATGCTTCTGTTACTTATACTTCTTCTTTATTAACCTCTTCTACGGGGGTTTATTCAGAAGTGGTATTATTGGAGGGGGCATTTGCTGTAGAGAGTGGACAATTCTCTGATGTTGATGTGTTTAAATCTATTTCATTAACGGAAGCTCCTGTTATCCAGAACAGCGCACAAGTTTATATAAGTTCTCCTTCTTTACCTAAAGCAGATGGTGTGTATAAAGCAGTTGATAATTTATATCAAGCCTCTTCTATAGATGATAAAGTATTCCAAGTTATTTACTCTGATGATTACAAGGCTCGTATTATTTTTGGGGATGGAAATAATGGAGTATCCCCTCCTCCTGGGTCTGTATACACCATAACTTATAGAGTTGGTGGTGGTAGTAGAGGTAATACTCCTGACAGTTATATAAATGCTGTGGGGACTGGAACTTATAATGAGGTAGCAGACCAAGGAATACGAGTCGTTCAAATGTCTATGGCTACTGGTGGGACAGACGCAGAGACGGTGGAAAAGGCTAAAAGGTATGCTCCACTAACCTTTAGAAGGCAGGATAGGCTAGTTTCCTTGGAGGACTACACAGCGTTTGCTAATAGATTTATATCTTCTGCTGGGGCAGCAGGGAAAGGTACAGCCTCTTTGAGGAAGGCATTTAGCTCTGCTAATGTTATAGACTTATTTATTTTAGAGAGTGCAACGGATATACAACTTCAAAAGGCTTCTATATCATTTAAAAATGATTTATTGGCTGCCATAGATCTTAAAAAGATGATTACTGATGATGTAGTAGTTAACGATGGTTTAATAAGAACAGTAGACTTAATTATTACAGCTAATGTAGATAAAAGATTTGAAGGTATTGAAGGAACTATAACGCCACAAATAGCTAGAAAAGTTCAAAATTATTTCTTATCTACTAATAGAGATTTTGGCGAGCCTTTAATATTGGCTGATTTGAATAGAGAAATTTTTGAGTTGTCGGATGTAAGGTATTCAAGTATTGATAATTTGAATGATGATATACATATTGAGTTTAATGAAATAATCCAGTTAAATAACTTAGTTATAAATATTAATTTAGTGTAATGACAACAAATAGATTTTACAAAAGAAATTATAAGGATGCTTTAGATTATATTATACCTGAAGTATATTTTACTCAAGATCTTACTTTAAGTGGCACCCAACCTGACGCTATCGACAGTATTATAAATAGCCATATAAACTTTTGTATAAACCAACCTACTATACTTTCCATTTCTGCGGCAGGAACATTTTCTAGTATAAATGAAGTATCCTCTTTGTCTAGATGGTTTATCCCACAAAATAAGATTAATAATCTGACCGCTAAAGAGTTTGAGATACAGATACTACATCCTTTAGGGATATGCATGGGAGACTTAAATGGTATGCAATGTACCTACTACTCTTGTCCTGGTAATGAATGTAATACTAATTTCTCAGGAGTACCTTATACTAATATTGTTAATGTGTTTAAGGATACTTTATTCCCTAAAATTATTCTTAACTCTGGTTCATTAGAGTCTACCACAAACAGCGCATTCAGCAATAGTGCGTCAGGAACACATGAATATCTAATTAATAGATTAGGGTGGATATATTTCTTAAATACTGCTTCAGCAGGGGACGCTTCCAGCTACATAGCAAGCTCTCTAGCGGATATGTATGTATCTGGTACTAACTTTTCAGTGAAGGATGGTATTAAGGGTCTATCTTATTATGTATATAATAATTGGCCTTCTCTATCTAGTACTTATCCTGGACTTCTTCCTAGTGATTATACTTCAGGTACAGCTACTTATGTAAGTGGAACCCAACCTCTAGACAGGCTTCACACTCTTATAGATGTTATCTACTCTGATCAGTATTCTAATAAAGATGATACTTATGTTCGTGATGCTTTTGATGATTATGTAGCTAATTCCACATTACTGACTGGAAGGGAAAGGGCAGGACCATTCAGCAAATTTATAAAGGGAGTATCTTATTCTTTTTTTGATACTAGAGATGAGGTAGAGAGGCTAGAGTCTTTATATGATATAGAAAATTGTCCACCTAGACTTCTGAAGTATGTTGCTGATCTAATTGGGTGGGATCTTAAAGGAAGTAATCCAGAGGGTTGGAGAAGACAGTTACTATTTGCGACTACACTTTACAAACAAAGAGGCACCAAGAAAGGTTTATATAATGCTATAACTACGGTACTTCCTGGGGTAGAGCTTGAGGAGTCTAGTATATCAGAGTTTTATGAATCTTATATTCCTTATTTGGCTTATTATTTATTAAATACAGATAGTGCATTATTTGAATCTTTAAGTACTTGGACCCAGGAAGAAGCCTTTAAGTATACAGGGGGGGAATACGATCCTGCTAGTTTGGATAATAATGTAAGAATTGTTATTGATCATATGATGCTTAAAGCAGTGACTAGATTCCCTGAGCTATTCTATGTAAAGAACTTTAAGTTTGATTTAACTAATCCAGATTTTGTATTCTTTTATAGGGGAAGATCTTTTAGTATACCACCCTGGGAAGAAGAAAAGTTTTATATGGATTGTGAATCTACTCCTTCATTTTTACAATTCATAAAGAATGAACTTATTTGTTTAGGGGTATCCTATGAGCATGCTACTAATTTTTATAATTATGCAGCAGATAATATATCACATAAAAACTTAGATACTAGATTTTACAATAACGGGTTACTGTTTTTTACGAGTTCTATAAACTTACCTCCAAATGAGTCTACGATATTAGATAATTATAAGGTAGAGAAGTATAAATATCTTCCTTTATGGAATGCTAAATCCTCACACTTCAATGTAAGTGTATCATCAGGATCTTTTACAGACAGCTTCTTTAACTCTACAATTTACACTAAGCAAGATTTTTTCCAATCCTTATCTATAGTTGATGAATTCTCGCCAGCTAAGTCCATACCTAGAACCCATGTAGATTTACAGCAAGTAGAGACTTTAAGTGCTATTACATTTAACTGTCCTAGTGTTAGATATTTACTATATGATATATCTTTATCTGGATTCCCAGGGTCTGTGCAATCTTCTGGGGTTGATATACGAAACATTCCTTACGCTGTGGGTGGAGATTTTCCAACCCCAGATAATTCTAGTAGAGCTAGAAATGATCATACTAATCTACCCGTATACAAAAGAGATTTTGTAGATAGTCCTGGAGATTTCTCTCAGTTAGCGGGTTCTTCAGTTAGTGCTGTTCCTTTAACACAAGTAGATAGAACTAATGTTAGAAGGAGAGATTTTTCTAAAACTCTTCAGAAAGGTGGATGGTACACTAGGACTGGGCAAAACATGCCTTCCTATTTCAACACTAGTTCTCAAGGTGTAGACACAGAGTTCGCTCCCTTAGGATTTGTAAATATACTTTACAAATATAATCCTGTTATCAATCCGTATGATTTAGATGAAGTAAGTGGTTATCCGCATGATCTTAATGTTTGGAGTCCTTGCTGGACTTTAAATTCTGACAAGGAAATGAGTGGTATTTATGCTTCCTCTACTTTTGATATAAGGGGGTCTTCTGCTTTAGTATCTTCAACCTGTGATAGTTATGTTAGAAGAGAGCGCACACCTGAGTTCCAGCGTGTACTTCATAAACTTTTAGATAAAAAATATGAAGGGGAGGCTAGAGCTATCTACGCAGAGAACAAATCTTTACTAGATACCTCTGCTTATTTAGATCCTATAGCTTCGTTAAAGAATATCCTTTGGAGTAATGGTAGTGATGATACTTCTGAAATTTATAGTTTTATTTTGGGTAATAGAAGATTTAGTAGAGACTCTATAGATGGTATGCATAAAATGTTTAAGGATTATATAGATTACTTTACTAATACTGGTATAGGTAATGGGTTATTAGACACTTATACTGATGGTGGTGCCAATATACTATCTCATGTATACGGCCCATTATTCCTCAATGGTCGGTTTACTCTTGACGGATCCGCTCTGGATGCAACCGTAAGTTCTACATTAGAGGCAACTACCATGGCTACAGAGAATCCCTTTTCTATATCTGATGTATCTTCTTTAAATAATATAACAGCTTCAAGTGTACAAGATATGCCAGTAGAGAAGACAGAGTTTAGAAATCCTTACATACTATCAGGAATGGAGTTTACGGATTTCCCTGATAGCACTTCTAAGTTTTCTTTTATTAATCTGGACGATACTAATGCTTCGGTAGATAGAGATAACTATGTTATTAACAATCCTTTAGTGGTCGTAGATACTAAGAACTCATTTCCCAGACTAAGATTTAATCTTAAGGATTATGGGGCTAACGAAAATTTCCTAATCCCAGAAAGAGATTTTAAGTTGTCAGTGAACGCGGCCATAGGAACTAAAAACTCTGATATTTTAGGTGGGGATAATATAGGAGCTTGGATACACACAGATGTAGAAGATGATTATCATGGTAATAAAGTATTTTGGAACTTTATGCCCGATGGGTCCTGGCGAAAGTTAGATGCAGCTATATTACAAACTAAAGGAGCAGTTAATTATGTTAAGCAATATTTAACTCATTCTTTGGATTATTCAGATCAGTATACTATAGCTACAGACCCATGCCCAGCGTTTACTTCGGATAAAGATGTTATTGTAAGTATGCAAGAAGAGGATTTTATTACTCGTTCTGTAGACTTTAATACTAGAAATATAAAAATTAAAGTTCCGTACTCTTACTTTAAAGCTAAGAATCAAGTACATAGAACATCTCAAAATTACATAGTTGAAGTATTTAGTTATGACAACACAGCACTGGATAAGTTTATTATCTTTGATTATGTCTCTGTAGTAGATATTCGTCAGTCTTCAAGAGATATTGTTAAGCATCCAATTACATACAATACCTATTCATTACCTAATACAGTATTAGACGATTTAACTTTCTTGGATAGTAAAGGTAATGTGTTACCAGAAGGGACAAATCTAGATTCTGATTCTAATGGAAATATATCTACCTCTTCTGGGGATAAAGTTACTACTATAGTTGCCCAATCCCCAGGGCAAATACAATCTTTGGGTATTTTATATGATCAGATGACAATACAAAATCCTTATTCCTGGGTAATTGATGATTCTTCTAATGTAGTTAGGTTTGAAGAATATCTATATGATGGGGTATTTTCGGTAGGAGCTTCAGGTACAGTGATTCCTTCATCTATAATACTAGAGGGTAAGGCTAAAGGTTCTAATGTAACTATTAGTGAAGTAGCTAGTATATCATTAGATGGAGAAGAGATACTAGCTATATTAAGAGAGTTCAATAGATTACAAACTAACTTAGGAGCTAGAGATAAAACTATAAATGCTCCTTTATATGGACCAGAAGGTGGAAGTAGAATAAATTATAGAGTTGCTCCTATTTGGGCACAAAATGGTGGGGTAACACAGTTTGAATCAGGTAACTCCAGACAATACTCTGATATAACGGTAGAAAACTAATGAAAGGCATAGTAGAAATTTACGGAACTACAGAAGAGGGAAGAAAGGATCTTCTTTATTCTGATGATAATATGACAACAGTTGGGTTCTCTGAGAATATAGTTGATATGTTAACTACTCCGTCTTCTATACAGTACCCTACCGCACTCAACAGCGCAGCTTTAGATTCTTCTAATTATACTATACAAGCATTTTCTATGTCTAAAGGGAAGGATCAGTTTAAAACTAATCAACACGCTTACTCCACTGACAACCTGCTACATAATTCAGACTTAGACGATACCTCTGGGTGGACCTTAACCAATGTTACACTGACTAAAAATTCTGTAGAGGGAGACACTTTTAATAGTAGTGGGCATTTATTAAACGCTGATACTAGTTCTGGTTCTTTGTCCCAGGCGATACTGTATGATGGTACAGATGGAGCCTTTGGGGCACCTTATTTTAGTGGAACAGATTTTGTATTTGGTGTAGATGTAAAATTAAATAGAGGTGATCCTCCTGTTCAGGTTTCTGGCACTACTAATGAGTACATAGGGTATTCTCAAATAGCTCTTAGTTCTTGTAATAATTTATTCCAAACTAGTATTAAATGGGATAATAGGGGTGTAGCTGTATTAGATGATACTGTTGGGTGGACTTCCTCCTTAGCAGGTATTAAGGATATTGGAGGAGGATGGTATAGAGTATTTGTTCATGGTTTATATGCTAGTGGGGGATCTACACATCCAACTACAGCATATATCTATCCATCTGTGGGGGAATCCGCAGATGCTTTAGTAGATACTACTACTTATCCTGTAACAGGAGGTGCGGGATCTATTTACATAAATAGACCACAATTAGAATTAGGTACTCACCCTACTAATTATGTGAAAACATCTTCTTTCCTCACCAGAGATAATACTTTAGCGTACTCTAGATTAAATTCCACCGCTCCTTATGGAACTTTTACCGATGCTGAGGGTGATAAGGTAGCTTTCAAGTACTATGTGGTTAGCGGTTCGGGTGGGCAGACCCTAAGTGGCCTGTACGGCTCCTCTGTGTCCGACCTGGGCGTTTCTGCGTATATACCCAATCCCACCACCTTAATCCCAGCAGCGCACCCAGAGGACACTGAGCTAACTCTAGGGGCAATTACCCCAGTTGAGGAGGCTTTTGGAGTTCAAATAACTAAAGGTCAGAATAGTGCAGTTCAAAACTTAGGAGACTCCTTGTATGTAAGTTCTTTTGATTCTTCTTGGTCTTACAGCAGTAAGTACACACCTGTATTTGGTAGACATTTAAGTTATGTTGGAACTTTTGGTGTGAGTAGTGATGTATTATCTTCTGGAGTATCGGCAACTGCTCCTGCTGCATCTTTAGTTTACTTCGTATCTGCTTATGACGAAAATGGATTAGCTAACCCGTTATCAAGTACTCCTTTATATCAGGGAATATGTCAGGGGAGTAATATTCGTTGCAGCATGGATGCGTATGGGTATTGGATCATGCATAGAAATGGAGAAAGTTATCTACCTACCGATTATTCTTTTGGTGGTCCACAGAACAAATGCGTAGTGGAAGCGGAATTGGATTTTTCTTCTACTGGAGAAATACAGTATCATATGAGAATGGTAAATATGTCGGGTCATGACGCAATTGGTTGGGTGGTATATGGAGGGCATAATTCTGATTCTGTCTTACTAAATATTTTCGGTGGAGTAAATGTTATAGGTTTGTGGGGACTAGATTTAAAGAAAATTAAAGAAGATAACATAGGAGCATTTCCTCCCTACCGAGCTAAGTTCCAGCATCAGAGGTTGCTCCAAGGTGGAACAGCTTACCCAACTAGAAGATATAAACTATACAGTAAAAAGGTATTAACAGATAATATAATGAAGAATGAAGGCTTGGGTACATCGGCTGGTATATTCGGTGATTATTTGAACCTAGACTTGTACTGGAAGGTTAAATTCATATGAGAGGTAAATTAAATATACAGAGGGTGGATAGGACTACTGGTGAAAGAGAAGTGGTTTATGAAGCTTACAACCAGATAACTCAAGGCATCAAACACGCTTTTGTTAATGTGCTTACAGGTACAGGATCTGATAAAGTAGAGGACTATAAGTTCAGATACTTCCAGTTAGGAGATCAGAAGTACGATTTAAGTAATTATAATGTTTCAGCAGATATAACTGATGCGTCCTTAAAATCTAAATTCTGGACCATTAAAAGTCCTTTGACGAAAGCAGCTTACGGTATTAACAGTAAAATGGGAGTTACTAATTTAAATCTTTTTGCTGTGGGTTCCGTGCTTCCTGTTGACGACACCACTGTTATTGATAATTTTGTAGATCCCCCAGACGCAACTAATATGGTACATGATTACTCTAATAATTTTGGGTGGCCGTCTGATGGGGTTGATCTTAATAGAGGGAATCAATTATCTAGAATGCCTACTGTTTGGGATTCTGGTTGTGCAGATGCATGGGAGCCTTTACCAGAAAATAAAAATATATCACCCTTGTCTGCACATGCGGATTACGATATGTCTGGGCCTGGATTTACTGCCCCAACTTATAGAGTATCCTATACCTCAAGTAGAGATCTTATACAAGATGATGGTGTCTCTCCCGAGTTTACGGAGTCCTGTATTAAACCTGGATTTGGATATGTATTCAAAGGTGGGGTTAACGCTGGTAAAAGTATGGGTGAGATACCTTATCTATGGAATCCTATCAAGAAAGATCAAACCATGTCTTATTATACGGCTGGTGTTCATTATCTTTCTAGTACTACCCAGGTATCTGGGACTCCTACTGCTGGAGCTTGTCAGTTGTTTAATAGGATGGCTATGGCTCAAATTCATACTACAGCAGGACAAAATAGAATGGAGTTTGCATATAGGTATGATTATGATAATGTAAGTGCTACATATACCCCCTCTGCTTATTTTGTTTCTAGTGGTTGGCAAAGGAACGAAGATAAAAATGGAGATTCTGCTGAGAAATTCTTAGCAGCGTTCGGTTTATCTTCCGAAGAAGAGTATGGGGTTGTATCAGGTAATATTTATAATAGATATGGGCCTATCTACACTTATCAAAATCATTTAGAGGGGTATGTTTCCGCTGGTGGCGCAGGGGCTGCTTACATGGATACATCTAATGTAGGATTTGGTCCTAGTGGTAATTTTTATAGGGTTTCAACATCTTGGAACAATGTTCCTGATGGTATTATTGATTTTTATAAAATGACCTCTACTGGTGCTGAGTTGAATGGTGGTTTAGCTGTTCCTTTCGTTATCCCTATATGCTCTAGTCTTGCTGCTATAAATACAAGTTTACCTTTTAATGTATCAGCACATCAATTCCCTGGTACAGTTCCTAGGTCACAAGTATACTTATCCCATTTCCAATGGGAGTTTAATCCAGAAGTTTCTCCTAATCAAGTTCACATAGGGGAAAGACCATTCTTTGTTACCAAACCTCAGGATGTAGTGACTATACCTGAAGGACACTCTACCAGATTACATCCTAATACAACTAATGTAAGGTTAGTAGTGGACGAAAATTTAGCAAATAATCAAACAATTAATGAGGTTGGTGTATTACTTAAAAATCCAGGAGGCAATGCGGGTAAGGATGTGCCTTATTTAGCCGCATATAAAGCCTTAGAATATCCTTTAAATAAAAGCGATCAATTCTCTTATCTAATAGATTGGGAGTTTAGTTTTATAGATGAGGAGTATGAGTATGTTGGTATAAGGACTGCCTACTTTAGAAATTCGCAGCCTACTAGGTTTGAGGGATGGCTTTTCCCTACGGCTGGTGACCCAAAAGTTAATCAGCTTACAGTCTACCCAGACTTTAGAGACGCTGATTCCAGCGGTTATGTATACTATGATGTAAATATAGATTTAGATTACCCAGCTTCTGCTGGAACTGAAATAGCATATACTGTTTCGGGAACAGGAACTACTAATAACTATCTTGTAAAACAACCATGGTCAATAGTAGAGGGTTATGAATCTCCTTTATCTCTAGGGACTTACGACACTAGTACTTTTATTAGAGTAAGATTGGATGCGTCAGCAGGACTTTCCACCTGGAATGAATATAGTCTTATATTTAAATTAGTTCCAGCGGGATCTAGTAAGGTAGAATTTCCATCCTCTTATTCAATGGCTCCTTCTGATGAGTTTAGATTGTATTCTAAGACTGCTGTAGTGTCCTCAGTTATGGACGGAGCAACCTTTAAAGGATGCACTATGCCTCCTGTGTTGTGGTTTAGCGGTACTGCACCTGAGGGGCCGAAGGAGTCCACCATAGCTGTTCCTGTGATGACACATGGAGACTCAGGATTTGGATTACCCAGCCTGAATGAGCCCTGTTATTGGTATTGGACTTCGGCTGGAGGGAATCTTGTTTCTGGCGATGATTGGCTTATGACTGACTCTGGTGGGAACGAGGTTTCACAAGGGGAGTATGTTATCTCTGGGGATAATCCAAAAATATATATCAAATCTCTGAATGCTAATACAGGAACAATAAGTATATCAGGAAATTATGAAAGAGTGGATTTAAGTGCCCAAGGAGTTAGTAGCTTCTCGTTAGTTAGTGCTATGGACGAAAACTTATGGAACGGGACCGATAAATGGAGTTCCATGTGGCCTAACGACCCAAATAATCCACCGGAACAGTTATCAAAAAATGTAAATAGGGATCTTACTTGGCCTGATACTCCTAGTAGTGGCACTTATGTATCAAACTCACATGTTTTTCATGGTCCTATACTGAATTTACCAGATACAAGTGCAACAGACTCTAGGGGTCGTCCCCTTAGGGTACATTACATAACTTCTAGTTATGCCTCTGATATAAATGTAGAACCACACCCCGCCCATGAGAGCCCAGAAACTAAAATTCCTTATATGAGAAAGGATTTGGAGGGAGAGTATTTCGCAGACGGGGCTTTAGATTATTACCCTATCAAGAGATACACTTTATACGCTGTAAAGGTACAAGATCCCTCTCCCTCTAGTGGTGGTATGGTCTTATCTGGTGGTCCTGGTAGTGATTATGGCCCTTCTCAATACTTTAGAATCTCTTTAAGGGATAAAAGCGCAAATGTACAAGTTTCTTCCTACCCGTTGGCCTATCACCCAGATGGTCAATCTAATGCTACCGTAAACTTCGATCAGTCTGCTGGTAATGGCTGGGTGGTTTGTACAACACAAGATGATGACTACCCTAAAGGTTCAGGAGATAATCCCCCTGATGTTAGTGGTGGTGTGGTTTCGGGTACTGATCATGCAGGAAATGCTGAGTTTACTTTGTGGGTACTTAGAGATGATGAGCCAAGTTTAGCTAGGAGGACCTATGCTGGAGTTAACATGTTAGCAAGACCTATATATTGTCCTTCTGGTTCTTTAAAAGAAAGTGCGCTTGGAAGTGATTGGGCTATGTTAAGTGGTGCCCTTTGTATGTATGACCCATTCCTACAAAGTTACGCTTCTTCTGCTCATCCAGATATAATAAATCTAGCTTCTAATATATTACCTGAATTTTGGCCTCTAGAAGCTAACCAATGGGAACCTAGAGGGGGATTCGTTACCCCTAAGGCTGGGTCTACATTCTCTAATACATTTACTTTATCGGTGACAGGATGAAAAGAATAGTACTGATTGATGAGAGGTCTAAATACTTATAATGAATAATAAACAAGCAATGAACCCTACTGGGCATCTGACAATCTTCAAAAAATATGAAGATGGGTCAGAAGAATTATACTTTGACGAAAATAATGTCGTTACTTCTGGGATGGCAGTAGGATTCTCTCATCTATTTGCTGCCTCTGGTGGAACTAGTATAGTGGATTATCAGATTGTTAACTTTTTAGTCGGTTCTGGGGTTACTGATCCTACTGATTATGGAACATCAACCTTCCAGCTTAGAGCCCCTATTTTAGGTGAGGCTGATTGGGGATCTGACACAGGACTCGTATTAGAAGATTATTATCCTATAGAGGATGGAAGTATCTTAGGATCTACTAGAGCTTTTGCACGAATTCGTTTTAGTAATATACATAAAGTAACAAGCACATCTGTAAGGTATACTTTAGTGTTAGATAGGGATACTTTAAATGGGAAGACTTTAAACGAGGTTGGACTATTTATGAGAAATCCTAGAGGGAGTGTAACCCCTAACCCAATTCTAGCAGCCTATAGACCCTTTACAGAAATAACAAAGACTAGTGATTTTAGTCTCATCTTCCGCTGGACCCTACAGTTCTAATGGCCTTCAACTCAAACGACTTATATACCGTTTCTGGTGGTATTGATATATTCAACTACTGGAACCCTTTTGTTACCAAGCATGATTCTTCTTCTTTCTATAATTGGGAACAAGATAATCTCCCCTCTTATGATTTAGAGGAGAGAACTTTTTACTTGTGGGAAAGGTTTGGGTATCATTTATCCGCAGTACCTTCTATGGCACTTGTGGTGTCCTCTTCTGTACCTACTCATTTAGGACTTAGTGCAAATGTGTTTACCTCGGTCTCTGCTGCTGTGGAAGCTCTCCCAGAGATAATTAGAATGCCTACTCTTATAGAGGTGGCTGTTAGTGGAGATATGGGCGAGCTAAATCTTAATAATATTAAGTGTGAGGAAGATGGGGCTTTAGAGATTATTAACAGAGGGTTTGCCCCTATGTTGGAGTGGGTTAACGTGCATTCTGATTTCAAAACTAATACTACAGTACTGGTAGAGGATAGTTGGGACCCTAATCATGGTATACCAAATCAGCTTTCGGGAGCGGGGCCAGTAAACTTTTTAACAAATGCTAGTGCATTATCTGTGTCTGCTAATACGGCAGATCTATTCCCCGCTAATGGAACGGCTGGATTCTATAGAAATTTATCCTATGCGGCGTTATCAACCTCAGGTGGCGTAGTCCCTTATAAGACTGGATATGGTGTTGTTGGTGGGTCTAAGGCTGGGGGACAAACATTTAGAAGCTCTAACATTGTATATGTTTCTCCATTGGTCCCTACTTCCTATGCCCCTACTCATCAATATGATGATGAAACTATACTTTCGGATGTTTCAAGTACAGCAGGGGATAGGTCTAGACCTGGACAAGGGCAATTGGTTAATGGTATTATAACTGCTAATAAATTCTCTAAGATTAAGCTTCAAAATTGTGATGGTCCGATATACATTAGAGGCTTTATAGCTGATGGGTATAATGATACTTCGGACACATTTGATACCGATATAGGAATTGGTGTGTATAATAGTGCGGGTGTAGTCTTGGAGGATTGTGGTGCTATGAGATGCACATCCGCAGGATATGAATTGGTTAACTCTAAAGTTGAGTTAGCCAGAAGAAATCTATCCATGAGAAATTACGATACTACTAATAGATTTGATTGGGGCCTTGATGGTAAACAAAATATTACTTATGGAATTAAAGCCTCCAATAGTGAGCTTACTTACTCCCCCAGTAAAGGGGATTCTTCATTATCTGCTGCTAAGGGTATTTGTGGTGGTCTTGCATCTTATTTTAATACCTATGGAATACACCTAACAAACTCTACCCTTAAGGGTGGAGATAAAATGTCAGGGGCTATGGCTTTAGGTAAACTTAAATATAAAACAAGTGTAGAATTAGGTTATAATGATGTTGGTTTGTATGCTACTAACTCTAAGTATTCATTAAATGGTATAACAGATGTATACAATAACGAAACCAATATAAAAGCTATAGGAAGTGATATAAGAACTGAAGTATTTAATAATGAGTACGGAGCCAAAGAAGGTATAGTTCTTGAGAATTCAAAGTTCATACTTAATAAAAATTTAAGTCAGCAGGTTGGTGCTTTAGGGGTTTCACTTTATAATGTAGCTAATACTGTATATGGGTCATATCCCTTTGTACATAATACTAATTTTAGACATTTAGTATTAACTGAAGGGTCTTATTATGGGTTTGATTTCCCAGCAGACTTTTCTAGCCTTTCTTTAGATAACCCTGGTGGAGATAGAATATTTAGTAAAAATATATTTAATACGTCTTTTGGTACTGATTACGCTGGTACATATGTGCCCAGTATACAAATTAATAATTCTTATGCTGTACTTTCATCGCCATTTATTATAAGTGATGACTCTATGACAGCTAGTAGAGCTATAAAGGGAAGTGCTATACAGGTTAATGATGGTGGTGTATGTAAATTAATTGGCAATGGGAGTGATGGTTGTATGACTAGTATATTTGGACCAACAAGTTTTTCTACACAACAAAAATTAGCAGGGGTAGCAGCACTAAATGGGTCTAAAATTTATATTCATGGTCCTACTGAAATAATTCAATATGGTGTAGATTTATTAGCTGAAAATAATTCTATTATAAAAGTATGCCCAATTCTGGATAATACTAATTCACACTACGATATATCTGGGTATGGACAATTAGGTACTCAAACTACTTTAGAGCTTCACTCTACTAGGGCATGTGCAGTTGCAAATAATAATTCTAAATTAGTGTTTGAAGACTTAGGCATGTTTGAATATTCCTGGCCCTCATCAGAAAGTGATACAGCGGATTATACCGTTCCTCAGTCTGTGTCTGGTATTATTGCTAGTGGTAGCTTGCAATTTTATCCTAACCCACAGTTAAATAGTATGGCTCACAGTGATTTAGTTAGCAGACCTGATGTTGATCTTCCTACATTAAATGCCCCATTTAGTGGTAATGCTTTTAAAAGTAAAAAAGATAATTCCATGGGGGTTTATAGATTGATGTGTGAAGATGATTATGGTCTTGCAGGTACAGCGCAATATATACGCGATAATCTTTCTAGGGGTGGGGTATGTGTTAAGGCTACTGGAAATAGTGAAGTTGTTGTTAGGAATGTTCATTTCCCAGCAGCATATTTAAATTCGGATCAATCATACTTTGATCCGTCTGCTAGTGTGGCGGGATGTAATGATTTGTTTATATGGAATATACAAGATTCCTCTAAGCTAAATGCTAGTTACTCAACAGTAAGTGGTGTCTACCCATCGTTGAATGGTTA